CCCATCCTCACACCCGCGCCGTATTCGAGTGGGCGCGTGGCCATGCCAAATCGACCCATATCTCCCTAATGATACCTATCTGGCTGATGATCCAGGAGAGGCGTACCATCCATGTGATGGTCCTTGTATCGAAGTCGGAAGACAGTGCCGACCGCCTGCTCTCGGACCTGCAGTGTGAACTGGAGTTCAATGCGCTGCTGAAATCCGATTTCAACATCAAGATCGACGAAGGCAGCTGGAGTACCGGCGAGTTCAAGACCGCCGACGGAATGTACTTCATGGCGCTGGGTCGTGGTCAATCGCCTCGTGGAATCAAGAACCGTGGCCAGCGTCCGGACTATATCGTAATCGATGATATCGACGACGACGAGATGGTACGCAACCAGGCGCGTGTGTCGCAGGCTTTCGACTGGTGCCTCTCGGCTCTGCTCGGCGCGATGGATATGGGGCGCGGGCGGTTTGTACTGGTAGGGAACCGGATCGGCAAGGACAGTATCCTGAGCCGTTTCGCCCAGCGCCCGGAAACACACCATACGGTGGTCAACGCCATCGACGCATCCGGCCAGCCCTCGTGGACGGAGAAATACAGCCGGGAGGAGATTGTGAAACTGCGTACCTACATGGGTGAGCGTCGTTTCCAAAAAGAGTATATGAACAACCCCGTCAACGAAGGGGCGGTGTTCCTCCGCAAACATATCCGCTATGGCAAGATGCTGCCACTGAAAGAGTACCGCAGTCTGGTATGTTATACCGACCCTTCTTTCAAGGCATCCACGCAGAACGACTACAAGGCAACCATGCTGCTGGGCAAGACCAAAGAGGGAGTATATCACCTCTTGAAGGCATACGCCGATCAGACCTCCGTGAGCACGATGGTGGCATGGCACTACGAGATAGACAACTACATCGACGGCCGGGTACCGGTACTCTATTACATGGAGTCGAACTTCATTCAGGATCTGATGCTGGACGAGTTCCAAAAGGTGGGCGAAGCGATGGGCCACCAAATCCCGATCCGGGGTGATGCCCGTAAGAAGCCCGACAAGTTTGCACGTATTGAGGCAATGCAGCCGCTCTTTGAGCGGGGACTGATCATCTTCAACGAGAAAGAAAAAGATTCGCCCGGCATGATGCAGCTCGTGGAGCAGCTCTTAATGTTTGAAAAGGGCAGCAAGGTCCATGACGATGCTCCCGATGCCTTGGAGGGGGCAGTCTACCTGCTCAACCGTCGCAGCATGGCATCCTCCGGGACCTACCGCGTCGGCAAGCGGCCCAGCCGTAAATATTAACCCTATAACCCCAATAATGATATGTTTATCGAAACGAATGAAATGGAAACTGTGGTTGCCGACTATCAGGTGCAAGAGATCACCGACTATACACCAGCCATCCTGCAACAGTGTATCGCTGCTGCCGTGAAGCGGGTGAGCCGGTTGTTGTCCGGCAGGTATGATGTACAGAAAATCTTCAGTGCCACGGGCGAAGAGCGCGACGCCGAACTGGTGGAGATCTGCAAGAACATCGCGCTCTGGTTTCTGATCCGGCGATGCAATGTGGATATCCTCTACAGCCGGGTGAAAGAGACCTACGACCGTGATATGGCCTATCTGAAAGAACTGATGAAGGGTGATATTCCTTCAGGGCTACCGCTCCGCGAACAGGAAGAGGGCAGCCCGGTGGGGGCTGTGCGCTTCGGCTCGCAACCCAAATTCACACACTCCTGGTAGGCAGGTGGACATCCTTTTTAAAAACGATTTAAAAGCTTTTCGAAAATGGCAAAAGACAACCGATATTACCGTAACAAGCGGAACAACCGCAAAGACAACAAATCAGCCCCGCTGATCCGCCAGCGTGAGGGGTTGGTACGCAAAATAGCACCCAAGGCGATCAGCAGGGTACGTCGTGACCTCGACACCTGGCGCAGGGCACTCCGCCAAGCCGACAGCGTAGACCGGCCGCGCCGACGGGAACTGATGGACCTCTATGCCGACGTGATGTTGGATGCCCTCCTGACCAGCCAGATCGAACAGCGCATCGGCAGGACGCTTGCCGCCGAGTTTTCGCTGAAGGACCAGGGGGACAAAGTCAATGAAGAGGCGACCCGTCTGTTAAGCGAGGCGGTGTGGTTTCCGCTCCTGGTCCGTTATATGCTGGAAAGCCTCTTTTACGGTCATTCTTTAGTGGAGTTTACCGCTTCTGACAGTGATGAACTGGAGGTAAATTTGATTCCCCGGCAAAATGTGGTGCCGGAACTGGGCTTCTTCCTCTACGACAGCAATGCCGATAAGGGGGAATATTACCGGGATTTACGTGAGTTTGGCACTTACATCTTAGAATTCGGGCATCCGAACAACTACGGACTGTTGAATAAGGCAGTGCCCCATGCGCTGTTCAAAAAGTTCGCCCATAGCTGCTGGTCGGAACTGTGCGAAATCTATGGCATACCGCCACGCTATATCAAGACCAACACGCAAGATCCGGAGATGCTTGACCGGGCGGAGCAGATGTTACGCGATATGGGTTCGGCTGCCTACTTTATTATAGATACTACCGAGGAGTTTGAGTTTGCCAACGGCGTGAGCACCAGTGGCGACGTCTATAACAATCTGATTGCTCTCTGTAATTCAGAAATGTCAATGCTGATCAGTGGTGCTCAGATTGGGCAGGATACCAAAAATGGCAACCGCTCGAAAGAAGAGGTGGCCGTGAAGCAGCTGGAGAAGTATGTAGCATCTGACAAGCGACAAGTGGAAGATTGGATGAACTCTACGGTACTGCCTGCACTCTACCGATTGGGATTGCTGCCTCAAGGGATGCGTTTTAGCTTCAATTCGGAAGAGGACACGAAGGAGCTGTGGAAGCGGACTTCTGAAGCGATGCAATATTTTAAGGTGGACCCGGAATGGATTAAAGAGAAATTCGGCATCGAGGTGACCGGACCGAGAAACAAGGCGGGTGAGGGTGACGGTTTTTTCGAGTAGGCCCCGGGGGGCGTTCGGGGCTGACCGCTGAAATCAATCACCTCTACCGGGATGGCTTCACCCAGCTGGCTGCAGGCGAGGATGACAACATCCCCACGGTGGATGAAGAGATCTTCCGAGCTGCGGTGCGCCATATCTTCCGCAATCAAGGTTTTACCTACGAGAGCATGCAGCATCCGAAGATACGTGCTTTGGTGGATGCCACCACCGATATCTTTGCCGGAGCGATTTCGCCTGCCTTGGAAAGCGGCGTGATACCCGAAGTGATGGCGCAGCACCTGAGGGAGGATGTCTTCGTTTTCAGCGGCTTCAAGACCTACCGAGAGCTGCGTGAGGCAGCCAACCTGTTGCGTGACAAAAACGGCTTGCTGAAATCGTTCGACCGCTTTTACAAGGATGTTGCTGCCATCAACGAGAAGTATAACCGCCATTGGCTGAAGGCTGAGTATATCTTCGCCCAGGCTTCGTCGGAGATGGCTGCCAAGTGGGCCGACTTCGAGCAGGATGGCGACGACTACGACCTGCAGTACCGTACGGCCGGTGATGACCGGGTTCGCTACGAGCACCGTGTGCTCCACCGTGTGACGCTCCCGACTTCCGACCCCTTCTGGGATGAGTTCTTCCCACCGAATGGATGGCGATGCCGTTGCACGGTGGTGCAGGTGCGTCGTGGGAAATACCCCCGTTCGGACAGCAACACCGCCATCCAGCAGGGACGCGAAGCGACCTATCAGGCCGGCAAGAACGGAGTAAACAAGGCGGCTATCTTCCGCTACAATCCGGGCAAGCAGCAGGTCATCTTCCCACCGCATCATCCCTATTATGAGGTAAGCGAATCTTTACGAAACAAGCTGATGAATAAAATAAAAAAGGCTTTCTGTCCGGATATTAAAAACAGCGACGAGCTTGCAAAAAGGATAACAGATGTTGCCAAAGAAGACTGGTTTGTTCGTCCGCTTCAACAGATTGTGATAGACAGAAATCCGCGTCGTAACGGAGCGACGGATATAAATGGGACAATTTTGCTTTCTGAACCTATATTAAAAGATTGCATCGATGCTGTCAACAACCTGAAGAATGGAAAGGAGAACTCTTTTGTGCAAGAACGATCTATGGCTACGCTATGGCATGAGATTGTTCACAACAAAAACAAACCAGGAATGATCTATATGACGCCCCTTCAGAGGCGTTACATGGAAACCGCCAACGAGTTTGTTGCTCGCAACACGCTTACGGAATTTTTCGAAGCTCTTGGAGGTGATTTAGGGCACAGAGAATTGATGGAAAATCGAGACAACACAGGCTACAACAGATGGGTGCTGGCCTATCAAAAAATTATCAATGATTATGGGTTAGACAAAGCGAAAGTTGTCTTGTCTGTTCAAGACTATTTAATCAATGAACCTTACACAAAACAGAAAGAGGGGCTCGTAAAAGCCTTGGTAGAAAACAGTGAGGGAAAGATAGGGAAAAAGCTGGCTGCAAGCCTTGTTAGTCATCTGTTTTAGCAAATACGATGCAACTTTCAAACTCTTCGTAGTCTGGGTTAGCTGCTAAAATTGCATGGTAAAGAGGCTTGTTTTCTGTCATGTCTGCAAACGCAATCATTGAGTCAACGATGTGAGTACGGGAATAAGACAGATTATAGGTTGCACGTTCGGGGGTTGGTTCTCCCTCGATGCAATCCTCTGCCAATCGGATCATTTCCTCATCATCCGTTAAGTCGAAAATAGTTGCATTGGAGAGATCTACTTGTTTCCAGTCTTTTTCCATAACATTTGATTTTTCACAAACATACAAAACTTTTTTTGAATATGGACAACAGCCTGCTGAGAAAAATAATGAAAGACATTCGGGTGGAGCTTACCGAGGAGTTTGACCTGAACTTCGAGCGCAAAGCCTTTTTCGACCGAAAATGGACTCCGCTCAGCCCAAACTATCAACCTACGACCGGGTCGATGCTGATCCGTACCGGCGCGCTGCGCCGTGGACTCAGGAGCCGTATCGATGGAACACGGCTCATCTACAGCAACAGTGTGCCCTATGCCGGCATCCATAACTATGGCGGAAGGATCAAACAGGACTTTGTCCCCTCGACGCAGATGCGCCGGTGGGCGTGGGCGCAATACCACGAGACAAAGAATGAGAAGTTTCGGCAGATGGCTTTGGCCAAACGCATTAAACGGACCATTGTGATCCCTGCCCGTCCTTTCGTGGGCGATCATCCCCGGGTGCATGAGTTAGTGGCCGAGGTGGTGAGCAACCGCCTGCGTATCGAGCGGGAACAGGGCGTTATTGCCCAGGAACTGCAA